ATGCCACCGCTCGACCATCCGCGCCACGAGCGGTTCGCCCAGCTAGTGGCTCGTGGTGACCGGCTGAAGACGGCCTATGACGAGGCCGGCTATACGGCCAATCGAGCCCACGCCCACCGGCTGAAGACACGCGAGGACGTCAGCGGACGCATCGTGGAGCTGACCCTGGAAGGGGCACGACGCGCCGAGATCGACATTGCCCGCGTGCTCGTTGAACTCATGCGGATCGGAACCTCCGACCTGCGCCGAGCTTTCGACGCCGAAGGCAACCTGATCGACCCCACGCACTGGGATGACGACCTCGCCGCTTCCATCGCTTCCATCGAGGTGGTGAGCCGGGCCGGCAAGGCCGAGGACGGCAAGCGGCCGGTGGAATATGTCCACAAGATCAAGACCTGGGACAAGATCAGCGCGCTCGACAAGCTGGCGCGACATCTGGGGCTCTACAACGACACGCTCAACGTCAATGTCACCGATGATCTGGCCCTTCGCCTCGCCAAGGCCAAGGCACGGGCAAGCGGCGCCGGGTAGCCAAGCCACCCGGCGCCATCAGGCATCAGTAGCCGTCGCGGTAATAGCCACGGCGGTGATGGTAGGACCGCCGGTAGCGCGGGCCGTCGTAATAATGCGACCGGCCGTAGTAGGGCGCGGGATAGATCGGCGCGGCAACGTAAGGCACCGGCGCCGGAGCATAGTAAGTGTCGGCGTAGCCGTAGTAACCGCCGTCGGCCACGCAGGCAGACAGTGACACGCCGGCAAGCAGAACCGCACCAACGGTTGCAATTGATTTCATGCGCATGAGCACATCCTCCATATAAGACCGAATATAGGGCGCCTTCAGGCCGCCTGCCATCCTGCGCCCTCTACAACCACGCTGCGACATCACCATCCATCAGCCACCCGCGCAAAAGCAGGCCATCACGCGCGTTGAACGCTCTGAGCACGGAGGCTGTGTTGACATCCAGCACGTCGGAAGACGACCTCATCACCTGGGTCGCCTCCTGCCAGCATGACCCCCTGGCCTTCGCGCGCGGCGCCTGGGACTGGGGCTCGGGAGACCTTGCCGGTCTTGCCGGGCCGCGGCCGTGGCAGGCTGATATCCTGGGCCTGATCCGTGATCATCTGGCCGATCCCCAAAAGCGCTTCGAGCCGCTGCAGATTGCGGTCGCCTCCGGGCACGGCATCGGCAAATCAGCGCTGATGGGCATGGTGTCGGCCTGGGCCATGTCCGCCTTCGACAAGGCCAAGGTTTTGGCCACCGCCAATACCGACACGCAGCTGCGGACCAAGACCGCGCCGGAGGTGGGACGCTGGTTCCAGAGCGCCATCACCGGGCACTGGTTCGACGTGCGCAGCGCCGGCATCAAGGCGCGTGACAAGGCCGCCTCGGATGCATGGCGCATGGACTTCATCCCCTGGTCGGAACATAACACCGAGGCCTTTGCCGGCCTGCACAACAAGGGGCGCATCATCGTCCTGCTGTTCGATGAAGCCTCCAAGATCGCCGACAAGGTGTGGGAAGTGGCTGAAGGCGCCATGACCGACGAAGGCACGGTTCTGATCTGGATCGCTTTCGGCAACCCGACGCGCAACACCGGCCGCTTCCGCGAATGCTTCCGGCGGTTCCGCGCCTGGTGGGTGACGCGGCAGATCGACAGCCGCACCGTGCCTGGCACCAACAAGGCCTATCTCCAGCGCCTCGTCGACCAGTATGGCGAGGACAGTGATGTCGTAAAATACCGGGTGCGCGGCATGTTTCCTTCAGCCTCCGCCCGGCAGTTCATTTCGACCGAAGATGTCGACGCCGCGCGCCGGGTTCACCTGACGCCGCAGCAGTATGGCTTTGCCCCGGCGATCCTGGGCGTCGACCCCGCCTGGACCGGCGAGGACGAGTTCGTCATCGTCCTGCGTCAGGGGCTTTACTCCAAGGTGCTGGCAACCTTTGCCCGCAACGACGACGACATGCAGATGGCCGCCGTGATCGCGCGTCTGGAGCGCGAGCACAGGGCCGCCGCCGTCTTCGTCGATGGCGGCTTCGGCACGGGGATCGTTTCGGCCGGGCGGTCCATGGGGCGGGCCTGGCAGCTGATCTGGTTTTCCGGCAAGCCGGCCGATCCCGGCTGCGTCAACAAACGCGCCGAGATGTGGCGCGACATGCGGGACTGGCTGAAGGCCGGCGGCGCCATCGATCCGGCGGACGACGTGCTCTACCACGACCTCATCGCACCCGAGCTGGTGGGGCGGCCCGACGGCAAGGTCCTGCTGGAAAGCAAGGACGACATGAAGGGCCGCGACATCCCCTCGCCCAACCGGGCGGACGCCCTGGCGCTGACCTTCGCCCATCCGGTGTTTCTGGATGCGGGGGATGGCGCTGATGGGGTCGAGGTGGAGTACCGGCCCTATGGGTGAATTTGCGGGTCAGCAAAAAAGGAACTCGTGGATGCCCGCCCCAAGGGCGGGCATGACGAGATTGACGCGAGCGTTACCCACCTCTTAGGCCCAAAGCCAAGACCTGCGGCAGCACAGACCATCAACAACGCCTACCTCAACCGTCATGCCCGGGCCTGGCCCGGGTATCCACGAGTTGCGGCGGGGGGTCCACGGCACAGTCGGCGTTGTCTGCGCCTGCTGCAACAGCCCCGTGACCAGCAACTTCGCCAAGCCGGCCTTCGTCCGGTCATCCACACGATCACCCAACTCAATGGCCCCGTCCGGGATCCCGTGACGCTGCGTGGATGGCCGCACCAAGCCGGCATTTCCCTTCAGGAGAGCATCATGTGCATGACGTTCCAGGGTGTGGACCTTCGCGGCGCCAGCATCCGCAGTGCCTCCCGGGCGGAGGTGGAGGCGGTTCGAGCCAAGGCCGGTGTCGCGCCTGCAACGGCCATGGCGTCCGAACGCTATGCCTCGCGCGGCGGCACCGGCTCGCCTGCCACGGACACGAGTTCGCGCAGCCGCGCGCTTCTGACCGGCGCGCCTGCCGCAGGCCCCGCCGGGGCCAAGAAAACCCTTCTCGGATCATGAGGCCCCCATCCATGTGCCTGTTCAAGACGCCCAAAGCCCCGCCGCCGCCGGTCCTGCCGCCCGAACCCGCCCGTGCCCGCCGCCCTGACGGCGAGGCCATCGCCACCGGCGCGCGGCGGCGCGTGTCCGACCAGATGCGCAGCCGCGCCGCCACCATCCTGACCAGCGGCCAGGGCGCGGTCGAGGACGCGGATCTCACCAAGAAAACCCTGCTGGGAGCCTGACCCCATGGATCGTTCACGCCACGAGCGGCGCCTTGCAGCTTTGAAGAACCAGCGCGCCGAATGGGAGCCGCTGTGGCGCGAGCTCGCCGATTACATCGCGCCCGAACGCCTGCGCCTGACGCGGCGCGAAAACACCGGCAAACTGCTGGGCGAGAAGATCATCGACGAGACCGGCACCTTTGCCTGGCGCACGCTCTCGGCTGGCCTGATGACGGGCCTGACCTCGCCCTCGCGGCCCTGGTTTCGGCTTCAGGCGGGCGATGCGGCGCTCAATGAATACGGGCCGGTGAAGGTCAAGATCGGCTCGGACGAGCGGCGGTTGCGGCAGGCCTTTGCCGGCTCCAACTTCTACAACGCCCTGCAGACGGGCTATGGCGACCTTGCGCTCTTCGGCCAGTTTGCAGCCCTGATGGTGGAGGACGAGGACCGCCTGTTCCGCCTCCTCTCCCTCACCACGGGCGACTACTGGATCGCGGCCAATCACCAGGGCACGGTCGACACGCTCTACCGCCGCTGCGACATGACCGTCGAGCAGATGGTGCAGCGCTTCAAGGACAGGGTCAGCACCACGGTGATGAACCTTTACGATCGCGGCCAGTACGACGAGTGGATCCCGGTCTATCACGCGGTTGAGCCGCGCCGGGAGCGCGACATCACCCGGGCCGACCGCCGCAACAAGAAGTTCCTCTCCAACTACTGGGAGGAAGGCGAAAGCCGCGACGCGCTGCTGGAGGAAAGCGGCTTTGACGAAAACCCCATCCTGGCGCCGCGCTGGGACGTGATCGGCTCGGACCACTGGGGCCGCTCGGCCGCCATGGTGGCACTGCCCGGCGTCAAGCAGCTGCAGGTGGAGCAGTCCCGCAAGGGCGAGGCCATCGACAAGATGGTGCGCCCGCCCATGCAGGGGCCGCCGTCCATGAAGAACAACCCCAAGAGCCTGCTGCCGGGCGCCATCACCTATGTGGACGACCCCACCGGCCGCGGCTTCCGCCCGGCCATGGAGGTGCGCCTCTCGGTAGCTGAGCTTGCGGCCGACATCCGCGAAGTGCAGGAGCGCGTGCGGCAGGCCTTCTACGCCGACCTCTTCCTGATGATCTCCACCATGGACGGCATCCAGCCGCGCAACCAGTTCGAGATCGCCGAGCGGCGCGAGGAGAAGCTGCTGGCGCTGGGGCCCGTCATCGAGCGGCTGCAGAACGAGCTTCTGCGCGCGGCCATCGATCGTGGCTATGCGATCCTCGACCGCCGGGGCGCGCTGGAACCGCCCCCGCCCGAGCTCGAGGGCCAGGAGCTGGAGATCGACTACATCTCGACGCTCGCCCAGGCGCAGAAGGCGGCGGCAACAGGCACCATCGAGCGCTTCTGGGGCTTTGTCGGCAACCTCGCCGGCATGAACCCTGCTGTGCTCGACAAGGCCGACGCCGACCAGTCCATCGACGAATACGCCGAGATGGTGGGCGTACCGGCTTCCATCGTGCGCTCGGATGATGCGGTGGAACAGCTGCGCGCAGAGCGCGCCGCCGCGCAGGAGCAGCAGATGAAGATCGAGCAGATGGCGGCCATGGCGCCTGTCGCCAGGCAGGGCGCGGAGGCGGCAAAGGTGCTGGCCGAGACCGACGCGGGTGGTGAGAACCTGGCGCAGAAGATCGGGCTGGCATGATGAGCGAAACCGAAACACGCGCCGCGATCGAGGCGGCCGAGGATCTTGAGGCCGTGCTGGCGACGCCTGCCGGGCGGCGGCTCATCTACCGGATGCTGGGCGAATGCGGGGTGTACCGATCGAGCTTTTCGGGCAACTCCGGCTCGTTTTTCCAGGAGGGCAAGCGGGCCATCGGCCTGTGGCTGATCTCCGAGATGGAGGGCGTTGACGTGACCGCTTACCCGAGGATGCTGCTGGAACGCGCGGAGCACCGCGCGGCTGTTGAGGCGATGGGGGATGGGAGCGACCGAATAGTCGCAGCAGCGGCAACTCCGTCATCTGCACCTCGCTGGCCGCAAAGGCGTGGATGCTAGGCACAAGGCCTGGCATGACGGTGGATGCCGTACCGCCGGAGAGCCAACCTCATCGTCATGCTCGCCCTTGTGGCGAGCATCCACGAATTTCTTCTTGCCGGCAGTTCAGCCTTTACAGCGCTTGTCCTGCATGGCTGGAATCCAAGCACCGGGACCAACAGGCAGCAACGATGGCTGGCTACGTCTACATCATGACCAACCGGCCGAACGGCACGCTCTACATCGGCGTCACAGCCGACCTGCCCCGCCGCATCTACGAACATCGCGAGGGACTCTACAAAGGCTTTACCAAGCGCTACGGCCTGAAGATGCTCGTTTGGTACGAAGCCTTCGATGACATCCGCGATGCCATCCAGCGCGAGACCTCGATGAAGCGCTGGCTTCGGGCCTACAAGGTCCGCGCCATCATGGATATGAACCCGGACTGGCGGGACCTCTACGAAGATTTCGCTTAACTCCTGAGCCTCCGCCCCATCATGGTGGCCCCACGACTTTTGCCTTTGGCAAAATCCAGATGTGGCGAGCATCCACGAATGTCTTCGCCTTCGACGCGCCCGCCGCAAAGGCGTGGATGCTAGGCACAAGGCCTAGCATGACGGTGGGAGCCGCGCTGGTCGAGGGCGAGCCGCCCCTTCAAGCACCCAGAACATTTGCCGGAGACAGCAATGACCATCGACACGATCGGCGGGCTTTACGCGCGCCTGTGCCTTGCCCCTGACACCGAAGGCACATCAGGCGACAGCTTCGCCATGGCCGACGGCGGCGCTGAAACTGCGCTTTATGGCGAGGACGCCGGTGCCGCCGAGGCGCCCGCCACCGAGGACGGCGCCGAGGCCGAGGCCCCTGCCCCCGACGAAGTGCCCGGCGATGGCCGCTACGACTTCACCCTTCCCGAGGGCGTCGAGCTGGACAAGGCGCTGGCCGATGAGGCCATGCCTGTCCTCAAGGAAGCCGGCCTCACCCGCGACCAGGCCAACCGCATGGCGGGCTTCCTGGCGCAGGTGCGCCAGCGCGAGCATTCCCGCGTGTCCGAGCACTGGGCCAGAACCCAGGGCGACTGGGTGCGTGCTGTCAAAACCGACAGAGAGATCGGCGGCGAGAATTTCTCCGCCTCCGTGGCGGCGTCGAACCGGCTGATTGCCCGGCACGGCACGCCCGAACTGATCGACTACCTGCAATCATCCGGGGCAGGCAACAACCCGGAAATGGTTCGTTTCTGCACCAGAATCGCCGCCGCACTCAGCGAAGACAGCCCCGTCAGCCCCGAAGTGCCGGCCGGATCGCGCAAGACCGACCACGTCGACATCCTTTACCCCACATCACGAGGCTGACCCCAAGATGGCAACCATCGGTTCCACCTATCTCAACATCATCGACGTCATGCAGCGCTCTGAGAACGGCAAGCAGATCGCGGCCGTCATCGAGCTCCTGAAGCAGCAGAACCCCATTCTCGACGATGCCATGGCCGTGGAGGCCAACATGGGCGCCGTCCACCGCCACACCATCCGCACCGGCCTGCCTGATGTCACCTGGGGCCGGCTCTACCAGGGCATCCGCCAGTCGAAAAGCACGACCCAGCAGGTCGATGACACCACCGGCTTTGTCGAGGCGCTTTCCACCGTCGACCAGCGCATCCTGGATCTGGCCCCCAACCGCGGCGCGCTGCGCCTGTCGGAAGCCACCGCCTTCCTTGAGGCCATGAACCAGGAGATGGCAACCGGCCTGTTCTACCACGACACCGCCACGACGCCCGAGAAGTTCAAGGGCCTCTCGTCCCGCTTCAACGTGGTGGGCGGCGGCGGCGCGGGCAACCAGGTGATCGATGCCGGCGGCACCGGCGGCGACAACACCTCCATCTGGTTCGTCACCTGGGGTGATAACTACTCGCACCTCATCTACCCCAAGGGCTCCAAGGCCGGCCTGCAGCGCCAGGACATGGGACGCCAGCGCGTCATCGACGCCGACGGCAACCCCTATTATGTCGAGGAAGAGAAGTTCACCTGGCACCTTGGCCTTGCCGTCAAGGACTGGCGCTATGTCTCGCGCATCGCCAACATCGACGTCTCGGCGGTGGAAGCGGGCACGGTGGATCTCTATGGCCTCCTGCGCCAGGCCTACTATCGCCTGCAGTCGCGCCGCGTCGCCGGCGGGCGCCAGGCCATCTACCTCAACCGCCACATGATGGAAGCGCTCGACAGCCTCGCCACCAACGGCGGCTCCGGCGACAACTTCGTGCGCCTCACCCCGCGCGAGATCGAGGGCAAGGAAGTCATGACCTATCGCGGCATCCCGCTGCGCGAGACCGACGCCCTGCTCAACACCGAAGCCACCGTCCCGGCCGCCGCCTGATCCCCTTCGGACAACAAGGAATTTTCCAGATGATTTTCGACAAGACGACTTTGTTCTCCGATGCGCAGGCCGTGACGGCCTCGGCCGCTTCCACCAATGTGGTGGACCTCGGCCCCGTCGACCGCGTGGCGGGCACCTCGGCGCCGCTGCGCCGCGACATCGGCCGCGGCACCCCCATCCCCCTCAGCGTGCAGGTGGTGGAGCCCTTCGCGGGCCTCACCTCGCTGACTGTTTCGGTGCAGACATCGGACGATGCCGGTTTCGGCTCCGGCGTCGTGACCCATGCCTCCTCGGGCGCGGTACCTGTCGCTGATCTCAAGGCGGGCTGGACCTCCACCCTGAACTACGTGCCGCCCGCAGGCCCCGCCGGCATGAAGCGCTACCTGCGCCTCAACTACACGGTGACGGGCAGCAACGCCTCCGCGGGAAAGGTGACCGCGGGCGTCACCATGGGACACCAGACCAATGACTGCCGCTAAGGCCAGGGTCATCACCGTCCGCGCCACCGCCGTGGGTTACCACGGCGGGAGGCTGCGGGAGGTGGGTGAGGTGTTTGGTTATGAGGTGGCGGCAGGGGTGAAGCTGCCGCGCTGGGTGGTGGCGGCGCGGCGTAAGAGGGCTCATCAGTCGAATTCGACAAAGGCACTTTCACAGGTGAACCAGGTATCGAGCCACGTCACTAAAAGCCCCTCTCCTTCGTAGGGCCGGCAAGGCCCGACCTTGAACCGGGCGCCCTGCCGTTCGAGCTCGTCGCGCATGACGGCCATTATCGGTCCCGGTCCTTCCGCCAGGAGGCAGCCGAAGGATGAGGCGTATTTCCTGAACGTCGACAAGCGCCCGCCGTTGATGAAGTCAGCGGGTGTGCGACAAGAACCTGCCGCAACCAGATGATCTTCCAAGCAGATGTAGAGTTGATCTGGATCCGGGACTGAGCCGGTCACCGATATGCGATCGTTGAATGGCTGCGCCCAGCCGTGTTCTGACAACCGGTACACACAGAAGTCTTCGAGATCTCGGGCGCGGTCGAACGGGTTCGTTTCGAGACAGTTCATGCCGAACTGCCCGGCGGACAAGTTCTCAAAACGCATTACTGCCTTGTGGCGCTCATCAAAACAGACTTGTTCTTGGGGCGTTTGCTTCCACCAACGCCAGCCTTCGATCTCGACGGACCAGTCGATCTTGTCATCGCGCTTGCTGCCGCGGACGCTCGTGACATAAGTCGGATGGCCCAGCGCCGAGCGTTCCATGATTTCAAGTAGATCAGCTTTCATAACGTCTGTGCCTACCAGGTATGCCCGAGCCGTCGGCTGGGTTGTTCAATCAGCGATCGTGCCATATGTTATCACAGTTGTGATAACTTCTGATTGAGAACAAGATGGTCGCCCTCAAACTCCGCAGCATCGGCAACTCTGTCGGTGCGGTCATCCCGAAGGAAGTGCTCTCCCGGCTCAACGTTGCCGAGGGGGACACCGTCTATCTGACCGAAGCGCCGGACGGCTATCGCATCACGCCCTACAACCCCGATTTCGCCGACCAAATGGGTGCCGCACGCGCCGTGATGAAGAAGCGGCGCAATGTGCTGCGTGAACTTGCCAAGTGACGGTCTGGCTTAACCGCGACGTCGTCATCGCCGTGCATGAAGAGCAGCTTGCCGAACACGGCGGCTCCGCAGGCATTCGCGATGAGGGACTGCTCGACAGCGCGCTGATGCGGCCCGTGAATCTGGCGGCGTATGAGACGCCTGACCTTGCGGCCCTTGCCGCCGCCTATGCCTTCGGGCTGGCCCGCAACCACCCCTTTGTCGATGGCAACAAGCGCACCTCGCTGGTTGCGGCCGAGACCTTCCTCATTCTGAACGGCGTCACGTTGGATGCCGAAGACACCGAGCTGCTGCTGACCTGGCAAAACCTAGCGGCCGGCGCACTGGGCGAGGACGAGCTGGCTGCTTGGCTGCGAGAGCGGATCGGTTAGACGGGCTCAGTCCAATGCGGACATGACTAGGTTGGAACGGCCCCCTCCCTCACACCCGATGCACATTCGGCAGCAAGGCGAAGAGGTCGGTGTCCGTCACCGCGCCCCAGACGATGCCGGACGTGTCCGCGGCATCCAGCACCATGACGCGGTCCCTGGTGCGGCGCAGGCCGCCTTCCTGGACCACGCGGGCGGCGAAGGCGCGCAGGGGTTCGGGCGTGCTGATAACGCAGAACGAGGCATTCTCCGTCCAGATCTGCTGCGGGGTGCGGCCCCGGCGCACGGACCTCAGGAAGGCGTCGTGGATCTGGTCGTGGGCGTCGATGTCCTGCCGCTCGATATCGAACGAGACGAGAAGCGTCGGCATGGGTTTCCCCCGAAGGCTGCAAAGCGCCCTTTGAGGGCAAAGCCGCGCGCATTGCAATTGATACTAAAGCCTTAGGTTGCATTTTGACGCAGCCCGCCGTCGCAAGTGCTCCGCAGTGCGCACCTGCGAAAATCGCCTCCCGTCTCAGCCAACCCGTTCTCTCCCCGTCACAAAAAAATCACCTCCCCCGGAGACCGCCATGGCGTCCGATGTTACCATTTGCAACCTTGCGCTGTCCCACATCGGCAAGGGCCGGATCAACGCGCTCGTCGAGGACAGCGCCGAGGCCCGCCAGTGCGCCCTGCACTATCCGGTGGCGCGCGACACGCTGCTGTCGTCCCACCCCTGGTCCTTTGCCCGCGCCGTGCAGAGCCTGGCGGCCAAGCCGAACAGCTGGCCGCAGCGCTGGGCCTTTGCCTACCAACGTCCGGCCGACTGCCTGCGCGTCATCCGCCTGGTGCCTGACGTGGACCCCGTGCCGGACGACCTCAGCGCCCCGCACCAGACGCGCGGCCGCATGATCTTCTGCAACATTGCGCCGGCAACGCTTGAGTATGTCGCCCGCGCCGACGATGCCTCGGTCTATCCGGCGCTGTTCGTGGACGCGCTGTCCTGGGCGCTGGCGGCGCGGATCGCCATGCCGCTGACGCGGGAGGGCAAGGCCATGCAGGACGCGCTGGCCATGGCCGCGCGCACCGGAGCTACCGCCATGGCCCATGACGCCAATGAAGAAACCAACGCGCTGGACCTTCGGGGCGAAGCGCTGGCCGCCAGGAGCCGGTGATGGCCGACGTCAGAACCATCCAGCCCTCGTTCTCCGGCGGGGAGCTTGCCCCCGCGCTCTGGGCACGAACCGATGCCGCGAAGTATCCCACCGGCCTGAAGACGGCCCGCAACGTGATGGTGCAGAAGTTCGGCGGCCTCGCCAACCGCGCCGGCCTGGAGTTCGTGGCGGAGGTGAAGGACAGCAACGCGCCCGCGCGCATCATCCCCTTCCAGTTCAACACCGAGCAGACCTACATCCTGGAAATGGGCGAGCATTACTGCCGCGTCATCATGGACGGAGCGCAGGTTGCCTCCGCTACCGCCACGTCCATCACGGGCGTGTCGCAGGGCGATCCCGTGACGGTGACGGCGCCCGGCCATGGCCTTGCCGAGGGCGCCGAGGTCAGCCTCACCGGTCTCGGCGGCATGACCGAGCTTAACGGCCGCACCTTCACCATTGCCGATGTCACCGCGGGCAGCTTCACCCTGAGGGATCGCTTCGGCGATGACATCGACGGCGCCATGCTGTCGCCCTGGACCTCCGGGGGCGAGGTGCGTGCGGTCTATGAGTTCGCCTCGCCCTACAGCGCCGCGGAGGTGCAGGAGGTGAACTATGTGCAGGAGGCCGATGTCGCCTACCTCACGCATGTGAAGCACCCGCCCAAGAAACTGTCACGCACGGGCCATGCCGCCTGGAGCGTGACGACGCCCACCTTCACGCCGGTGATGACCGCGCCCACCGGCCTTGCCGCCAGCGTCCTGGCGGGCGGCGGCTCCACGGTCTACCGCTACAAGGTCTCGGCGGTTTCGGCCGCATCGGGCGAGGAAAGCCTGCCCTCGGCCGAGGCGACGGTGTCCAACAACCTCAACATCGCCAACTACAAGAACAAGGTGATTTGGAACGCGGTGGAGGGCGCGGCGCGCTATGTGGTTTACCGCTATGACGCCGGCGTCTTCGGCTATGTGGGCTCCACCGACGGCCTCACCTTCGAGGACGAGAACATCACGCCCGACCTTGCCGACACCACGCAATCGACGCGCAACCCCTTCCAGGGCGAGGGTAACTACCCGCGCTGCGCCACCTTCTACGAGCAGCGCCTCGCCTTTGCCGGCACCATCAACGACCCGCAGGCGGTCTGGCTGTCGCAGAGCGCCAACTACGAGAACTTCGGCGTGTCCTCGCCGGCGAAGGCCTCCGATGCCGTGACGTTCCGGGTGCGCGCGGCGCAGGTGAACGAGATCCGCGCCATGGTGCCCGTGCGCAACCTGATGCTCTTTACATCAGGCGCCGAATGGGAAGTTTCCGGCGGCAACGACGAGCCGCTGACCCCCGGCAATGTCCGCGCGCGGCCCAAGAGCTACTGGACCTCCTCGCGCGTGCCGCCGCTGGTGGTGGGCGATGTGGTGCTGTTTGCGGTGGACCGCGGCGGCATCAGGGATTTTGCCTATGAGTTCGCGCAGGACGGCTACACCGGCCTCGACCTCACCATCTACTCCGCCCACCTGTTCGAGGGCCGCCGCGTGGTGGCGCAGGCCTATTCGCAATCGCCCCTCAGCCTCGTCTGGGTGGTGCTGGACGATGGCTCGCTGATCTCGCTGACCTACCTGCGCGAGCAGGAGGTCTGGGCCTGGACGCGGCACGACACCGACGGCGCCTTCGAGGATGTGGCCGTGATCGCCGAGGACCGCGAGGATGCCGTCTATGTCATCGTCCGCCGCGAGGTCCAGGGCGAGGTGAAACGCTATATCGAGCGCATGTCCTCGCGCCTGTTCCTCACCGCAGAGGACTGCTTCTTCGTCGATTCCGGCCTCTCCTACGACGGCCCGCCCGAGCGCACTTTTTCGGGGCTGGACCACCTGGAGGGCAAGGAGGTGGTGGCGCTGGCCGATGGCAATGTGGCGCGCGGCCTTACCGTCAGCCAGGGCATGGTGACCCTCGCCTCCCCCGCCGCGCGCGTGCACATCGGCCTGCCCTACGAAAGCGACGTCCAGACGCTGGACCTCGACATGGGACAGGTGCAGGGCCTTGGCACCGTGCAGGGGCGGATGAAGTCGGTCTCTTCCGTCACGCTGCGCGTGGAGCGCACGCGCGGTCTCTGGATCGGCCCCGATGAAAACCGCCTCGTGGAATACAAGCAGCGCGGCGGCGAGGGCTGGGGCGAGGCCATCAAGCTGTTCACCGGCGACATGAGCGTGACGCTGGAGCCGGACTGGAACACCTCCGGCTCGATCTTCGTGCGCCAGTCCGACCCGCTGCCCATGACGATCCTCGGCGTGATGCCGGATGTGACGCTGGGGCGGTGACAGCGGCAAGGGCCTTGCACGGGGGCGTTCCACACGCCCGTCATGCCCGCCCTTGTGGCGGGTATCCACGCTTTACTGAAGCTACGACACTGCCAGACCTAAATATCCAGCTCCCGAGGGCGACCAGATCCGGATTTCGCCTGCGCATCCGCCGCCCATCCGTGGATACCCGCCACAAGGGCGGGCATGACGGGTGAGGCAGCCTGCGCGCGAAACAAAGCCCGCTTCCTACGGTGCAGCCAAACAGACGCCGTGACCCCCATGACCCCTACGATCATCCCGGCGACCCGCGACCACATCGCCGATATCGCCCCGCGCATGCGGGCGGCCGACACCGCCGAGGTCTGGGCCGCTGCCCGCCGCACGCCCGGGGAAGCCCTCACCCTCTCGCTCGACCACGCCACCTCCGCCTCCACCGTCATGGTGGGTGGACGTGCCGAGATGATGTTCGGCGTCGGCGCGCTCAACCTCATGGCGGGCATCGGCGCGCCCTGGCTTCTGGGGACCGACGCCATGCTGCGCCACCAGCGCTGGTTCCTTGCCGCCAGTGAGGCCGAGATTGCCCGCATGCTCGAGACCTATGCGGTGCTCCACAACCTCGTGGACGACCGTAACACCATGTCGAAGCGCTGGCTTGGCTGGCTCGGCTTCACCCTTCACCCGCCGCGCCCGCTCGGGGTCGACGGCGCGCTTTTCTGTCCCTTCGAGATGAGAGTTGACCATGTGCGATTTCGGACTGGCGCTGGCGGGCGCCTCCGCGGCGATGGGCGCCGCCGGCCAGATGCAGCAGGCCAAGGCCGCCGCGCAGGCGGCCCAGTACAACGCGGCGGTGGCGCGCAATAACGCCATCCTGGCCGAGCGCCGGGCGCAGGACGCCGTGGTGCGCGGCACCGAGGAGGAGCAGCAGAAGCGGCTGCAGACCGCCGCGCTGCGCGGCCAGCAGCTGGTCATGGCCGCTGCGGGAAATGTGGACACCGGCTACGGCTCGGCGCTCGACATGCTGGTGGACACGACCATCCAGGGCGAGCTCGATGCCCTGACCATCCGCACCAACGCCGAGCGCGAAGCCTATGACTTCCGCATGCAGGCGGTGAACGAGACGGGACAGGCGGGGCTGCTGACGGCGCAGGCAAAATCCTCGCGCGCCGGCGGTTTTCTCGAGGCGGCCGGCACGCTCCTGAGCGGCGCCAGCGGCATGTACAGCAGCGCGTCCAAGGCTGGCTACTTCAAGACGGCTTCAGTTTCAGCGAGCAAATCTCGCTCTACCAGTGCAGCACACACGGGATAACGCCATGCCTAGAGTTCCCGCCTACGAGCGCAGCGTTCGCCTGCGCCCCGTCCACCAGCAGAACATGAACATCACGGCCACAGCCGACCACATGGGCGCGGCCGTGGGCCGCGGCATGAAAAGCCTCGCCGGCGGCGTCGACAAGGTTGGGGATGCCCTGCACGAGACCCATGTGCAATCGCTCAAAGACCTTGCGGTGCAGACAGAGGCAGATGAAGCCACGACACGGTTCAGGCCGATCAACAGCAAGGCGCTGCATGACCCGGAAACCGGGGTTCTCAAGCGCACCGGCAAGGCGGCCGTGGACAGCCGCGCGGCTTACGAGAAAAGCATTACCGCGCAGAAGGATGCCATCGCCAAGGAGTTGAGCCCCGGCGCCCGCAAGATCTTCAACGCTGCCGCGATGAGCGAAATCGCCACCTCCCTGGAGACGGTGATCCCCCATTCGGTGCGCGAGGTGAAGCGCTGGGTCAACGAGGCCAGCGCGGCGAGCGTCGCCTCCTTCATCGGCGAGGCCGCGCTGTCCTTTGCCGTGCCCGGCAGCCTGCCCAGGCTGGCCGGTGCGCTGGCGCAGGAAATTGCGAGAAATGGCCGCCTCAACGGGTTGAGCGAAGCGGAGATTGGCCAGCAGCAACAGGTTCGAACAAGCCAGCTCCACACCACGGCGCTGCTGGAGCAGGCAAAGTCCGACCCCCTTGGCGCCAAGGCCACCTTCGATGAACTTGGCGAGACGCTGTCGCAGGAAGACCGTAGCCACCTTGAAGAGAAGCTGCGCGAGCCCGTGCTGAACGCGCAGGCCAGCGAAAAAGGCCGCGAGATCATGGGCCTTCGCCGCCGGCTCGTCACGGCGGCCGCGCGCACGCCGCAGGAAGGCACGCCGCAGGAAGGCACGCCGCCTTCAGGGATGCCGGCACCCAAGGCCTTCCTGCGCGAGACTTACAAGGGCGCCAGCCGCTACGACGGCATCGACACGCTGGACGACAGCTTTGCCGGCAACCTCGCCGCGCTCATGGAAGATGCGCCCGCGTCCATGCGCGGGCGGATCGGCCTCATCAAGGTGTCCGCGCGCCCGGCCGAGGGCGAACGGCAGACCGTTGATCTCGTCTATAACGGCCGGTCACTGGGCCTTGCACCGCAAGGGGTGCGTGACTACATCCTGGCCAACGCCTCCCGATACAACCTCAGTTTTCCCGCGCCAGGCCCCTCGCCTGAAGCCGCGGGATACGGCGCGCTGCGCCCCGTCGAGTTCGGCTCGCGCCTCGTGGCGCGCGGCTCCGGGCTGTCGCAGCGCGCCACCCTTCCCTCCGCCGCCGAGATCGACACTCATCTGGCCTCTATCGCCGATCCGGCGCTGCGCGAGCGCACCCGCCGCCTTGTCAGCCAGAGCATCCATGCCGAAAGCCGCGCGGCCCAGGAACGGGAGGAGGCCGAAGCGCGCGAGCGTTTCAACGCCGGCGCTGACGATCTGTCCGGCACGAAGCGGCTTGGCCGGCGCGAGCCCGTCAGCAACGATCTGCTCGTCACCGAGTTTCTTGGCCTTGCCGCCCGCCAGCCCGACGGCTTCTCCGGCCTGAGCCTGCCGGACTATTACGACCGACTGTCCGGCACCGACCGTGAAGAGCTGGAAGCGATCCAGCAGGCCGTCATGGCCAACGACCCCTCCGCCCGCCGGAACCTGGCCGACTGGTCCGACATGGCTGATCTCGCGGAGGATCAGCTCGATCGCATGGGCCTGCTGCCCGCGCACGCCGACAGCTTGGAAGCGGCCCACAGACGCGGCCTGGAAATCGCCGCCATCAAGACCGGCCTTTACCGCACGCTGAAGCAGGAACGGGCGGCTGGCACGCCCATCAACGAACTGGCCAAGCGCAACATGACCATGGAGGCCATCACCAAGCTGGTGCTGGACGCACGGCTGCCCGGCCGCGGGCGGCGCGCCTGAGCACAGAATGCTGCACAACCGACTTTACTTCGCTCACACGCTCTGGCATAAAAGGAACATAGCAAGAACCCTATGAAGAGATGCTGTTGTGGAACGCGCGAGTTCTTTGTGAGGGCAATGACTACCTTCAAGCGGCAGACAGCTTATGCTGACGCAGCCCCGCCATGATTGACCTAGCTTGTAGCCCTGGATCCGGGCTTTAGGGTTGCTTGCACTCGGCTGACTGGCCGAGCTGAAGATGCAGGTAAGCTAAACATTTACTACCACCATTCATAATAGTCACAGAATGCTTTTGAAGTATTGCCTTGTCGGCCAAGCCGACGCTGGCGCAGCGGCCTACACTACGGCCGCAGGAACCGTTGATGGGGGGATCGTTTGGCCGGTATGAAAGCGTTTCTTGGTCGTGGTGCTGTCATTGCGCTGGCCCTGTGTGCGCTGACAGCGCCTCATGCCGAGGCCTACCCCATTCTCAATCCTATCGTGTTTCGGGATGCAAAATGCCTTGAGCCGACGAAGTTTGATGCGCAGCCGACCTTTGCCACATTCAGCATCGGGCCATTTGAAGCGGCAACAGCGGAAGTCGCCGAGGGCAAGACCTTGCTGCGCGCCCTCTGCATCCGCGATGCGGCCATCGGCCCTGACGAAGCCAAGGCCGCCGGGATCGTTGAGCACATCCGCCGCGAGACTGTAGCTGCCGACTTCACTTACAAGGCGCATCAACAGAGCGATGGCAGCCTTCTCATCACCGGTAGCGGACCCTGGCTCGCGGGCGGCAACCGCTTCCTCGCCTTTAGGTTGACCTTGGCTAAGGGTGCCGCGGTGGCACGTGTCGCCGTGACGCCTGTCGGCGACATCATCGAAGGTCTGACGCGGGGGAGCTCGTTCCTTGCGCAGGAAGAGTACGAAATCGTCAGTGACAGCATTTGTCTCAATCCCGTGCGCTTCCCGGAAGCGCCCACCGTGGAGCGCGCGTCGGAAGCGCCCTACCAGCGCATTCTGGCCTACACGCGCAGCAGCCAATGGGCCTTCAGCGCCATGTGCGTGCAAGGTCCGTCCTTTGACACCAGTGAGGTCAGGGAGTTCCTGACGTCGAACCTTGAAGCGCAGAAGGTCAAGGAAGCCCGCATCACGGAAAGTCGCGATGGCGACCATATCATGGCCCACGCGCACGGATACCAGGAGAATAACGGCACAAGGCGTCGCTTCGAAGTTATGGTGCGCCACGATCGGGTAAGGATCACCGCGCGCTTCGCCGCCTACGTCCAAACCGACGAACTGACCCGCCGCGCCGCTGACTTCCTTGGCCTGACGTCGCCCACACCACCGAGTGAAACCCTTCTCACATTCGATAACAAAGCCTGTTTCGGCCCCATCCGCTTTCCACGAACGCCAGAGATCAAACTCAGCCCTGACGGACAATCGGCGGTGTTGACCCATTTCGACCGGCAGTTTTTGGCCAATTGCTACGTGCTGCCATCACCGGCCAAAGCCGAAGCTCTTGCCCGAGGCCTGGCGGAGGATATCGTCCAAAGCACGGTCGAAAAGGACTACGTCATGGCCATTGAAAAACGCGGCGATCAAGTTATCGTCCGAGCAAGCGGCACCTTCGAGCAGAGCGGCCAGAACAGACGCGAGGCCGTGATCACGGTAACCAGCCGGAAAATGCAGATGCTGGTCACCACCATACCGCTGGAAGACAACCCCAATGCTGAAAGCTTGGCGTTCCTGCGCCAGCAGGTCGATTGAGGGCCAGGACGATGGATAGCGCGCAGATGATCGAGCGGTTCTTCTGCAATTCATGCCGTTCGGCGGCCCTCGTCCTGGCTCTGTCGGCCGTGATGCCTGGCATCGCATCGGCCGATGTCGTCTTCGCGCCCGAGAATTGCCCGGAACAGACCCGCTTTGACGTGGAGCCACAGGTCCGGACACGGCAGATGGGCTCCTTCACCATGCTCATCGCGGAGGACATCCAGCCAGGCATCGCCTATCGCACCATTTGCATCACCGGGCCGGAGCAAACGCCGACCGAAGAGATCGCCCGGCAGGTTGTGGGAATCACCGCCGGCAGCAAGGTGCTCAGCTTCGATATCAAGCAGCAGGACGCGGACCGAATCGTCGCCGAAGCCCGTGTCGGCACCGAGCAGGATGGCGTGGCCGCCGAAGCCATCTATGAGCAGGTGATCACGAAAGGCTCCATCATTCTGCGCGGCGCCGTATACACCCCCGCAACCGACGAGAACCGCCGGCGCACACGAGCGTTCATCGCGCGACAGGCACCGCGGCCATAGCACCACCGCGAGACTGCCCGTTCATCATAGGTGCGGAATAGGGCCCTAGTCCAAGCAGATCCCTTTGCACGCCGCGTGCCACCGGGGCATACATGCAGCTTAGGTGACAGCCGGATGAGAGGCAGCATGGCCTGGATGTTTTACGTCGGATTGGTTGTCATTGCCGTGGCCATACATGTGTACGGCATGTCCAGCGGCGCCTTCCCGGGCAGTGCAGGCGGCAATCATACAGTCTTCGTCTATGCCGAAAGCCTCGGAACCATTCTTGCGACGCTTCTCGTGCCCTTCCTGATTACGTGGTTCTGGCGACGCTGGCAAAAGCGGCGCGGCCGGATGACCCTGCTGCCGTTCATCGTCGCAGCCCTTGTCTTTGCCGTGGTGCAGGCCGCCCTTTGGCTGGGCGAACGCGCCGACGCACAGCGCATGACCGCTGTGCCCTTCACCCATGAGAATTGCCTGGAGCCGACCATTTTCCCCCGCGCTCCCGAAATATTCCCGAACAGGCCGGAGGGCGCCGCACAGGCTTTCCTCCAGGAGGGCAAAACCGCTCTCATGGTCCTGTGCCAGCGCGACACAGGCTTCCAGGCTGAAGACGCGCAGGTTCTACAGGTGCTGACACAGTTTGCTGCGAGCCTCGGCTTGGATAATCCCCCTGTTGCGATCACCCGCCGGGGCGACGACATCATCGGGAGGGCCAAGGGCGTGGTCAACATGAAGGGGCAATCCGCCACGACCGAGATGATGATCATCGCCCGCAACGGCGCCTTCCTTTACCGCATGGCCGGGACAGACACGGATGCTTATCCGTCCCCCGTAGGAGAGGCCTTCCTGGCGCAGCAGGGACAACCCTGACGCCTGATCTTCCAGCGACCGCTGTTAGGTGAAGCTCCATCATCCGACGGATTGCGGACGCACTCGGCTGTCCAGAAGGCCCCGTGAACGTTATCGGCCCGGCGCCTTCGATGGCCGACGGCGCGTGGGAGCCTTCGACCCCAAATAGCGCCGACGGCACTGACCTAAGTTCACATGACGCTGCACCGAAAGCGCGGCTCCTGGACTAGGAGGTCGTGGCAAAGCCGGCACTGCAGGTGCACTGCGGACCTCCCGCGTGCCAACCGCGGCTGCCCGACCAAACCTTGAGCCGCCCCGACGATCCACATGCCGCTCCCAGGCGCGCCCCCCCATCCGAACTATCGACATAACGGGCCAATCACATGGCAGAACAACCTCGTTCCCAAACGCGGGCCGGCGGAGCCATGCCCAACGGATCGCCGCATACAGCGGCGGCGGATGCCAATTCGGACGAACAGGCGCACCGGCTTGAGCAGTCACGCACTCAAGATTTTAGAACGCCCGCTCCCGTCTCTTCTCGAGAAAGATCAGCCTATGAGATGCAAGCCCAATTCATAGCGAGGCAAACTGAAGGCCTGCGTCCCGATAGCGGGTCTGAGGCAATCGGGCTGAGCTATCAGTTCGATGTCACTCCCGAGCTAGCTCTGCCGAATGTTGCGCTACTAATAGAGTTGCAACGCGAGTGGGCCTTTCCAGATGGTTCCCCGGCGGGACCAGATCAGGTTCTGGCGCCTCAGCCATTCTGGAGTTCCAGGACACTGATCGGCCAGACCCTTACGTTCGGCCCCACAACAGACGAAGCGTCGGACGCGCCCGCTGAGCGCGTTTCACTGGAGCCGCCCACCCCTGGCCCAAGCGGATATCCAACCGGAGGGCTAAGCCAGCCGCTGGCAGACACACCAGCAACAGACATGAACGGCCGTGCAATTCCATCGGTTGAGATGTCGGCTGCACGATCACCCCAGGTTCAACTTCACAGCGGCAACGAGTCAGGGCCATCAGGCGAGCGACTGACCACGACGACACCGGCAACCAAAACCGACGAGCCCGCACGTCAGGGAGCCGCTCCATCATCGAGTATTTTTAAAAACTATGCAGACGACTATGCTAGTAAATACAGAGAAAGACACATCGATTATAGCGTGTTCTCGGAAGGATTTCTAGAGAATGTACATTTGCTCCCGGAGCAAGAATATACCTCACTCCGAGAGAAAATTATAAGCGAACAGCTTAAGGCTCCGAACTATCTTGCCGATGAGGCGCTGTTCCTGATGGATGCAAGAAGGCTGCGTAACATCTCCACCCGTGAGGCGAACATCCGGTGGACCAGAGCGCTCCATAGTTTCCAAAAAAACGAGACTTATTATGTCGACATCGGAGACCAATCTCGCAATTTGGCGGCCACATTACCCATAGCCACCGTTCATGCTGTAACAGCTCCGTTGATAGGAGCGGCGTTCCTCAGCCTTCCTCAACATAAGCGTCAAGAACTAAAACATCTAATATACGACATATCCATTACCAAGCCGTCCGTTTTTAACAATGCACATCTTCTGATAGCTAGGTCTAAGCGATTTCCGCCTGCTGTAAAGCATATGGTCATTTCCTATATCGCAATGCGGCTGCAAAACCCAGATCTATCACCACAGCAATTGGAGAGTATGATGATCTGCAGCGCTGAGGAAATTTATAGAAAAGATGAGTTAGACGTCGAGAACAGGATTAAGCGCATCGAAAACCTGCGCGAAATATTTAGTTTTCTCGACCCTGGCCAAGAAATCAGAGAGAGCTCCGGCGGTCGGGCTGCTTTCGCTATAGCGAAATCAGGTGTATCGACAGGAATTTCATTAGCAGCGGCAAGCACGGGACCGCTTGCTGGAGCTGCAGTATCTGCTGTTTGGGCTAGCCACGAAGCAGCCGCCGACGCAGGTCTAAAGGCCAAAAAGGAAGGCTTTGACGTACAAGAACAATCTAGACTTGCTCGATTAGCGTCAGGGGCAGGCGCCGCGAAAGGAGCTCTGAGCAACATCCCCGCGGGAAAGTATGTCGCAAATCGCATAAAGAACGGGATAGACAGTAAACTAGCAGAAATCCTATTCGACGGCATCCGTGATGGCGCCATCACGTTTGGCGAAAACATCTACGCCGGCCGTACTTACGATCCTGCACGTGCCCCTTTGGATGGCGTCGCCCGGGATACGGCTATCGGGGCAGCGAGCTCAAAATTTGGACCGTCTCCGTCAGGAACCAGCCATGCCACAAAAGATTAAATTCAGCTCACTTGCATCCAAGATATTCTTACCGGCTAAGCTCAGCACGTTAATTTCGGCGGCGACTGCTTTGCTTCAAAGTCTGCAAACGAAACAGGACTCCGATGGGCCAGGGTCAATTCCTCCGATCACCAACGATCTTTTGAAAGAATGGCGCAGTCATAGATGGGAACGCGAATTTGACCACGATTTTGAGCTATACCTCACCGGAATAAAGGACACCTCTCAGAGAAATTTGCCGGTATTTGAGTGCTTCCGTAAATTACTGGTTTCGCTGTACATGCATGCCGAGCAAGCATCTGACGAGGTTGCTGCAATCTTCGATCGTGCACTTGCCGCGGAAGCGGACCTTGCATCGATGCAAGAGGCTGTTGCCGCCCTATCTCTGAGGACCATCGTCAAGGCTCATCCTAAAACTGCCGTTGTAGTTGAAGGGCTGCGCGTGCAAGCGAACGCCGCCGCCGGGGCCGCCATGCTGCGCAAAGCTATGGGACCGGTGCGGCGAGAGCGTGATCCGGACCTTCGGACGCAGCTTGCGGCTCTGAAGGCTGACATCGCCGCCCGGGCACGCGCCATTTCAGTTTACCGGGCTCGGGAGGCCCTGATTAAAGGCCGCTGGCTGGGGGAGGATGGCCAGCGTGCGCTGCCCAAAATCAAAATCAAACTCAAGCTCTCCCGCGCCATCCTCACCGAGCGCTATGGCGCGGAGGTCGTCAAGCGCCTGCCGCGGGGCATCAGCAGCGCCAAGAACGGCCTCGAGCCGGACATCGTCGCCGGCTGGTTCGGCTATGGCTCGGGCGACGAGATGTTGCTTGATCTCGTGCAGGCGCCGCCGCTGGCCGACACCATTGCTGCCATGACCGAGGCAGCGATCGCCGCGCGCTTTGGTGATGTCCTCACCGACGGCCGCGCCCGCGAGGCGGCACTTGCCGCATTCCATTGCCCCGAACGCGGCACGCTGCTCGCCTCGGAGATGGCCGCGCTGACCGGTGACGGCAGCCTGGAGGCAGCCCCGCTGCTGCTGGCCAGCGCCGAGGCCTCCGCAGAGGGCATGATGGCGGAGATGACGCTGCGCGATGCCATGGACATCGAGCGCTACTTCGCGGCGGAAAAGAAAGCCGATGCGCAGGCGCGGCAGGCGCTGGCAGCACCGCACGAGGAGGGCAAGGCTGACGACAGCGACCTGGCGGACGCCCTGTGGCAACGGCTGCTCAACCACTGCCTCTGCGCGCGCAGCGCAGCGCTGCGAAAGCAGCTCGACGAGACGCAGCGCGCCATGCGGCAGCACCTGGCCGAGCCCCGCAGCGGCAGCCTGAGCGACGAGGCCGCCGCCGCGCTTGATGAACTGGTGACGCGCCACGCGCTTCTGGAAGAAGGCACCGAGCGGCGCGGACGCCCCTTCGCCTTGCTGGCCTTCAACGCGGCGCTCGTGGCCCGCGGGCAAAGAAACGTCCCGGCCCTGCCTCAGAGCGTGCTGCGCGACCTCAAGGCGCGCCGCTTCGACGAACTGACCGTGCCGCATTTCCGCGACCTTGCCGGGGCCTTGGCTTCCATCGCCCATGTCGGCGCGCTGCCTGAGCGTCTGGTGGACGCAGACGGCAGCGGCGAACTTGAGCCTGTGGTGGACGAGATCCTCGCGGCTCTGGCCGCGCACCCTGCTGCGTCCGCAACGGGCGAAGCAGCCAGCCTCTCGCCGGCTGATGCCGCCATGACGGTGCTTGCCGGCATCGATGGCGGCAAGGATGGCCCTGCCCATCGCCACATCGGCCGGCCCATCACCCGCGCCCTCGCCGCGCGCGACGCTGCCTGGGACAAGGTGCGCAATGCGCTGGAACAGCTCTGGGCTCTCTACGCGGTGGAGGAGCAGCAGGCCATGGACGTTCCGGTCAGCGTGCCGGAGGCGGGGCGCAGCCTGTCCAAATGGCAGATGATCGCTCTGGCCACGTCCGTCAGCCAGCCTGAGAGCCTTGCGCATCTGTCGGACGTCGGTCGCCCTGGGGGCATGGGGCCCGAAGCGCTGAATGCCACGCTTGCACGCCTTGATGCGCGCGACTGGGCCTTCGTGCATGGCCTCTGGCAGCTGATGGCCGCGTTCTGGCCGCAGATCGAGGCGCGGGAGACCCGCGCTACCGGCGTGACGCCGCAGCCGACCCGCGCCCACCCCGTGGCGACGCCGTTTGGCCTTTCCTCCGGCGGGTTCTTCCCGCTGCAGCCGGCGCGGCCCCTCTCCGCACTGGTGGAGCCGCAGGGCGAAGACACCTCCCCCGTGGAAGCCGGCCTGTTCGCCCGCGCACAGACCCGCGACGGCCTCGCCCTCGCCGCCAGCCTCGGGCAAGCACCGTGTTTTGATCTTGCCGCGGTGCAGGCGCATCTGTTTGGGTTGGTCCATGACCTTGCCTTGTCCGAAGCGCTGGTGAACGCCCGCCGCATCCTGCGCCATGGCGATGTGGAACACGGCTTTGCCGCCGCCGGCCGCGAGGCGGAACTCATCGCGCTCCAACGCTGGCTCGACGATCTCGCCGCCGGCCCGCAGCTCGCGACGGCCCTCCCCCTGACGCTCGCCCCGTACCTTGGCGCCGGAGGCACGGCGGCGGGCCTCGTGCGCGCGCTGGCGGGCAGCCTTCAGCCCGAGATTACAGCGGGCAATACCGAGCCGCAGGCACGGGGCACGGCGATCATGCTGCGCCAAGGCATCAGCGGCGTCGCCGTCACGGCCGCCGACGTCGAAGCTCAGTCCCTCGTCATGGCCCGCCGGCGTACCGCGTGCCGCCTTGGCGCCTCGGAAACCGGCACGGCGGGACTTGCGTCCTGGCTGGCGCGCCGCGTGGGCTATCTCACGCGGGATCTGCCGCTCTGGCTCGCCACCTGGCACGACGCCAAGGCCCGTGGCACGGACGTCGAAGCCACCAAGACAGCTGACGCAAGGGTCGCGGCGCAGCCTGTGGGCCCGCCCGCATCCGGTGAGGTCACGGCCCTTCTCACCGCGCTCGCGCTCTATGCTCAGGGCCGGATGCCAGCCGGTAATCCCGAGGAGGCCTTGGCGTGGGCTGCCGACATGGGCGTGCTGACTGTACTTGCCAGACGGGCAGCCGCCGGCCTCGGGCCGGAAGTGTTCATCCCCGGATTGACCACCGCCGCCCAGCCATCACCTCTGCCGCCGGCCATGCACGCCGTCGCTGATGAAAGCCTTCCGGACCGCGAGACCCTTGAGGCCTGGGCGGACCGTGACCTGCCGCTGATCGGCCTGCCACCGGACAGCTTTGACGCCCTGACAACGGCAGCCTTCCGCGAGGCCGGCGTCGCAGACCCATCGCCGCTCGCTGTGCTCATGGCCGCCCGCGCGGGCTGATCCTTCGCCGCCCCTGCCTGTTTGACCGGCCATCTCTTCGAGGTGGCCTTTTTATTTGGAGTGCACGCCCATGACGGTTTCCAACAGCATCCGCCGTTCCGGCCCCTATCTTGGCAACGGCGTCTCGGCCGACTTTGCCTATGAGTTCCGCATCCTCGACGCTGCCCACCTGCGCGTGGTGCTGCGCGCCGCCGACGGCGCCGAGACGACATTGGCGCCAGGCACGGACTATACCGTCTCAGCCGTGGGCGCCGACGGCGGCGGCAACGTCACCCTGACAACGGCGCCGGCATCAGGCGAAACCGTCACCATCATCCGCAACATGCCACTCACCCAGGGCATCGACCTGGAGAACCAGGGTGAATACTACGCAGAAACCGTGGAGGAGGGCCTGGATGCAACCGTCATGGCCATCCAGCAGCTGCGCGAGGAACTCGACCGCTCGGTGAAGGTGCCGGTGTCGGGCGACGTGGCGGAGGTGGATGAACTCATGGCCAACGTGCGGACAATCGCGGCCATGGCCGATGATGTGGAGGCGGTGGCGGGGGACCTTGGCGCGGTGGAAACGCTGGCTGGCGCCATCGCGGACGTGGAGGCCGTTGCGGCCAGCATATCGGCCGTGGCGGCCGTGGCGGCGAACACCGTCCCCGTCGCCACCGTAGCCGCACATTCCGCCGAGGTCGCGGCATTAGCGGAAGAGATCGGCTCCGTCGTCCTGGCGGCCGCGAAGATAGCGGCCATCGAAGCCGCCCCTGCGGCTGCTCAGGCGGCTGTCAGTTCGGCGGCATTGGTTGAGGCGACTGTCGATGCGGCACGTCTTGGATCTGTGCCGTTAGGCGCTTTGATCTGGATGACCACGCCCGTGGCGCCTCCGGGCTATCTCTTCGCAGATGGCAGCGGCGTCACCCCTGTCTATCCACAGCTCCGCCAGTTCTATCTCAATGCAGGAGCGCCGCATGGGGTGGACAGCAGCGGCAACCCACGCCTTCCGAACATCGCCCGCCGCTTTGTCCGGGGCCATGACACGGCAACGGGTCGCGCGTTCGGCTCCTATCAGGCAGACGCATTCCAGGGCCACGGGCTTGGGGATGGGCAGGGGAGGCGAGCGTGGGTCGCAGATGAAAGCCAGTATCCCTATCCCACCACGCTTGAAGGCTGGTCACGAATTGCTGCAGGAACAGATGCAACGACAGCAGGCGGAGCATCCCTCAAGGCCAGACTCCTACAGCCGATGTCGAACGGCACGCACGGCACCCCGCGGGTTGCTGACGAGACACGACCGGAGAACATCACACTCTATCCCTGCATCAAGGCGGCCGATGGCATCGACAACCCCGGTTTGATTGATAGCAACGGGCTGGTTGCTCAGGTCGCGGCTCTTGAACAGAAACTTTCCATCAGCCAGCAGATTTTCCATGCACAGGACCGCAGACCCGCGGGAGTGCACGGAGGAGATTTCACCGCAGGCGCCTGGCGGGTAAGACCATTGAATACCGTTCTACAGAACGGCGTCACTGAAGCTGAAATCGCGAGCAACCAAATATTTCTTCCCTCCGGCAGGTACCATATCGAGATTCAGGCTTGCGCCTATGCCGTTTCTGCTCATCAGGCCCGGCTATATAATATCACCGATGGAGTAGCAGTGCTCACGGGCCTCTCCAATTACAGTGAAAACTCCGGAACATCAGGTGTCAACATAGGCGACTCCGCGCCAGCAAATGTACGGGGAGTTGTGACACTCACTTCTTCAAAAGTATTCGAAATCCAACACCGATGCTCATCAACACGGACGATGTATGGCTTCGGAACGTCCACGATATCATTCGGTACCGACAATGTTTACTGCGATGTCATGATTAGAAGCATATAGCTTTAGGCCTGCCTCACTAGCTTCATACCCATCCAACGCCCGGTTGCCTCACCGTCCGCTTGAAATCCGTGACGCTGATAGAACGTGACTGCTCCGCGGCTGTCTTTGGGTACCTTTAGCGTGAAAATTCGATCCTGCACGCGAGCCTTGATCTCCTCGATGAACGCTGAGCCTACCGCGGTTCCTCTGGCGTTCGGCGCAACAGCGAGGAGATGTAAGTGCACGTGCTCGATGTCCCGCCGGGACATGATCGCTACTCCTTTATCTGAGACAAAAGAGAGTATCCACTTATCCGGCAGCTCATGGAGAAATTGCTCCTCGGTCCATGGTGGCCAATCGTCCATGTCGGCTGTCAGCGACAGCAGGAACGGCATCCGTGCGATCGCGAGCTCTCGTGTCAAATCCTGAAACATGGCTCCAAACTAATCACATCTAGGTCCGCAAGTCAGGCTTACTGAGAGCCACCCCATGCACCTCATCCCCAACTGGCGGGCCGTCATCCGACGTGCCTGGTCGATCCGTCTTGTGCTCCTGGCAGCCGTGCTGTCGGGGCTTGAGGTGGTACTGCCCCTGCTCGACCTCGACGTCCTGCCGCCCGAGCTTTTGGCCGGGCTCACCTTTGCCGTCACCGCGGGTGCCTTTGTCGCGCGGCTGGTCGCTCAATCCTCGCTTTCCGGAGACATCTGATGAAACAGCCAAGCCGCGCCAGGATCGGCGCCGCGGCGGCCTTTACTGCCGCCATGGTTGCCTTTGTGGGCGCCTGGGAAGGTCTGTCGCTGACAGCCTATCCCGATGTGATCGGCGTCTGGACCGTCTGCTACGGCGAGACAAAGGACGTGCGCCGCGGGCAGCGCTTCAGCAAGGGTGATTGCGATGCCCAGCTGGTGAAAAGCCTTGCTACCCACGAGACGGGCATGCTGCGCTGCCTCACGCGCCCCCTGCCCGACCCTGTCCACGGCGCCTTCCTGTCCCTGACGTACAACATCGGCGTCGGCGCCTTCTGCCGCTCCACCGCTGCGCGCCTTGCCAATGCCGGCGACTTCAAGGGCGCTTGCGCTGCCCTGAAAAGGTTCAACCGCGCCGGCGGGGTGGTCTGGAAGGGCCTCGTCAACCGCCGCGCGGCCGAATACGAGCTGTGCATGACGGGGGCAAAGGCATGATCGCGGCCCTTTCTTCCCTCGCGCTTGTTGTTCCCCTTCTCGCCCTGGCCGCTGCCGGGGCGCTTTTCCTTTATGGCCGCCTTTGCGGAGGACCGGCACGTGCGCTGGCCTCCGCCGGCGCCTTCGCACTCGTCCTCTGGGCGAGCTTTGCGCTCGGCAAGATCCACGAGCGCAAGCGAGGTCTCGCCCACAGCCTGCGCGTCGAACTTGCCGCGGCACAGGCCGACATCGCCGCCGCGCGCCGCCTCAACAGCCATACCCTCAAACGCATGGCCGAGGCCGAAAGCTTGGCCACCCTCAATGCGGAGAAGATCGATGCCTTTGCCCAAGACCTTGCCCAGCGCCCGGGTGCTCACTGCCTGCTTGATGATGCCGATGCTCGCCGCCTGCGCCAGTTCGGCGAGCCCGCGCAGCCTTGAGCGGCGCCTGCCCGACCCGCCGGTCGACTGCGGGCCAAAGGCCCTGCCGCCGGTGCGCGCGGGAATGAACGCCGTGGTGGTGGCGGCCGAGCAACGCGGCGCCGCGGCCGCGCTCAATACACGCCTTGCCGGTTGCCGCGAGGCCTGGTGGCAGATGCAGGCGGCCTATGCCGGCGCCCCATCATGACAGGAGTGAACATGGCCCACCGCAGCAGCCGCGGCGACACGCCGGCGGACCCGCGCTACGCGGCGCTGGAACAGCGCGTCTATGGCGTCGAGCAGACCCTCCAGGGCATCTCATCGCAGATCACCGGCCTTGCCACCAAATGGGACGAGCGCGGGCGCACGCAGTGGCCCACCATCTTCTCGGCCATGGGGGTGCTGCTGGCGGTCCTCGTCACCATCGGCGGCATGGCCTGGCTGCCCATCAAACAGGCGCAGGAGCGCTCGGACAGGGACATCGCCATGCTGCGGACGGAATCGGTCTCCGTTGCGGCCTTCCAGGATTTCCGCTCGACCTACGAGAACAACCGCGTCGTCTCGCGGCAGGACAACGACGTGAAGTTCCGGCGCATCGAGGATGACGTGAAGAGCCTGCAGTCACAGATGCTGCTGCGTGCCGACGCAAGCCGCGCCGAGGCCGACATCCAGCGCCAGATCGACGAGTTGCGCGGGCAGATCGTGCAGCTGCGACAGGCGCGGTGATGGCTACCGGCCAGTGCCGCGGCTATACGTCAGGAGCCGCCTGCGGCAGGCGCTGTTGTGTTGGCACCCGATAGACCAAGCTGGCGCACCACCTCATCAGCCACAAGATCGGCGCCTTCCACCGAGAGGTGATCATCATCCGCGTAAAGGATGCGGTCACCTATGTTGAGGGCGCATCGGGCTGGCGTAAAGGCGCCGCAAAAGATCTTGTCGGTCCTGACCCGGCGCAGGTCCGGCCCGTGAAGGCTGTCGAACAAGGCAATGATGCGCTGGTTGCGCTGGCGGTAGAGTGCTTCGGCCACCGTGAGGTCGCGCCGCTCGCCACGCCGCTCCAGCTTGACCAGCGTGTCCGGCACCACCCACCCCGCTTCGGGCACGGGATAGACCAGCACGACCTCTTTCCCCTGCCTCCTGAGCTGCGCAATGCCCCCGCCGATGGCACCAAGGACTGCCGCCTTCTCGTCCTCGCTACGCCCGACATAGCTTTCACCCAGGCGCTCCACGGCGCCTTCCCCGTTGTCAAAGGCGGTGTTCTCGATGCGCAGCGTGTGCCGCCCAGCCAGGATCACCGTCTTGATGGCGGGCGAGGCCAGGATCCGGTTGCGCTCGGCAAGCGTCGCGTTGAGCTGGTCGCTCAAGGCATAAAACCGCGGAAAGCGGCTGACGTACATGTCGCCGCCGGCGAGCACCATGATCGAAACGCCGGTGTTTTGCAGGCGGACATCAAGGCTGCGCGAAAGCGCGGCAGCGTGGCTGTCGCCAACGAGTGCGATGGTCGGCGCCACGCGCCTGTCGCCGACGATGCAGACAGCGCCGCAGTCTTCTCCCGCTAAATTGACATAACCGGTATCAACTTTGGCGGCAGCGGCAGTCAGTGGCATGCGGCCGGGGAATCCTCTCGCGGCATGGCCGGTGATGCCGGCCGCGATAAGGAGCACAGAAAGGCTTGCTGTCGTCAGGATCAAGGGACGACGCGGCACCAGCGATGCGCGGAAGGGCTGCTCAATCCAGCGGTACGAGGCTGCGGCAAGAAGGATCGCCGCAGCCATCAGCGCGAGGTAGGTCTGTTGCTGCACGTCATCCACGGCGTGGATGCGGGCAAAGGCAAACAGCGGTTGGTGCCAGAGGTAGAGTGAGTAGGAGATGAGGCCCAGGGCCACCACGGGCCGGGCCGACAGGAGCAACGTGCCAATGTCACCACCGCCCGCGCACCAGATCAGGAGCATCGCGGC